CCTCGACCAAAACGCCTCTATGGGCCTCGTATGCGGCTCTAGCGTTGGGTTCCTGGTCAATGCCCCACTGAAGCGCTGCATTGGTGTAGCCTTCTGCCTTCTGGCCTGTCATGCGCTCCAGCAGCAACTGCGTCATGTAGTTGGCGCGATGCTCTGAATAGCCTGTCTTGGTCTTAGCCATGACCTTGTGCAGACTGCTGGCCGTGACTTTGCCCAGGCGTTCGGCAAACCATTTTTCTGTGCGCTGCTCAGTCATGGATTTCCACCTTTTGGTTTAGCATGGGCGAAATAGACATTCGCAGGTCAAACGACGCCATGTATGCCCTACCTCGGTCTTCCTTTGCGTCGTTCATCATCTGTACAAAATTAGGGTGCTTCAGGACTGCCTCTAGGTGCATGGCAAGCAGACGGTCAATCACTTCTTGGGCCTCAATCAGTGTTTTGAGCTTCATTTTGCTGCTCCTGCTGCGGCCTTCAGGGAGGCTTGGTGTTTGACCCAGAACCGGGACTTGGCCGGTGATGTTGGAATGGCCTTAAAAGCCTCTTGGAGCGCTTCTATGCCGTTCAGAGAGGCATCTCTGAGCGACTCGATGTGTTGAGCCTCAAACGCCTCATCTTCATCGTCTGTAGGAGATTTCTCACCTTCTGGCAGGTCTTCTCCGGCATAGATGTACAGACCAAGACCATGCAATCCGAGAGCCTTGGTCATGCAGCGCATAATGGCTGTATTGACCGCGAAGGCGTCTGGGTTAGGGATAGCTTTGTTCCGATGATCCATGACGGGTAGCTGGCAGGTCATAGGCTTGCCAAACATGGTCACCGTAACCCATACCATAGCCGTCCCGCCTGGGAGCGTCATGAACGGTTCTTCTGTGTACTGATCCCGCTTGAAGGTTTCCACCTTGAAGGTGGCTGCTGGATCTGCTTTCAGAGCCTCTGCCCAGGCCCAAGCCCAGGAGAGATAAGTCAGATTTGACTTCTTCTCTGTTCGCTCATTGACATTCATCTTGAGCAGCTTCTCTACACTCATCATCTTCTCCTAAAAAGACCCCGACGGGATGTCAGGGCATGGGACTGGATTGTACAGTTCTCTAAACACTGCACAAGATCTTTTTATAGGGACTTACCCTTAATCCATCTCCACCGATTCCAGGTGGTGACTTCGCAGTCCAACTCGTAGAGCTTTTGGCCGGTGATCTTGATCTGGTGTGTGCGGATCTGCCGCATCGCTTTCATGTGGATCTGACGGGCGCGTTCTCTGACGCAGTCAAGTTCCTGCGCTGCTTCTTCGAGGGTGCAGCCATCATGTTCAATCAACTTGATGGCCAGCATCTCACGGTCTGTCAGTGGACAGTCCTCCAAGATCTTGAACAGCAGATCGCGGTTCTCCACCGGCTCCATGTCGGTGACCAGATTGAAAGACCAGTTGTACCTAGGAAGTTCTGGTAGCTCGTCATCGCGTGAATACCAAAGCTGCTTGACTGCGCTTGGCATCTCTGCTGTCATGAGCTTGCCGTATAGGGGTGATGCTTTTCCTGTTTTTGCCATGAGTGCATTGTATAGAATTCTAAACATCATCCATAGGTGATTACCCTAGCTCGACGGTATAGACAACTAATCAATGTCAAGTACAATGCTTGGATGACCAAAGAAGAAGCGATCAAGAGAGCAGGTAGCCAGAGCAACCTGGCTCGTCTGCTGGGCATCTCCAGGGGAGCCGTGAACCAGTGGACACATCTCCCAAAGGGACGGCTGTATCAGCTTATGGTCTTAAAACCCGACTGGTTTGTAGTGGCATTGACAAACGAAAAAACTTGACTATGATTGAACTCGTTGTCGTAGCGGACAGCAAGTCAAGGCCGTTTAAGTCTATCCCTGGCCCCGGAATCTCCGGGGTTCCGCTACCGGGGATAGAACTTAAGCGGCTTTTTTGTTGCCCGTCCGACATCCGTACTCCGCACGTAGTAGGGGCCGCAAGTGGGGCTGCTCGGAAGAAAACCGCGACACGGTATGCGAAAGCTAGGGGGCAGTTCCCGAATAATCCGTGCGGCTGGTCGAATCATCAAGCCGAGGGGCATACGGTGGGAATCCGTAGCATGATGATCCTGCATTGCAGGGGTGAAGCACCTTCCCTCTCTACTCTTCAGTGGGGTAGGGGGGTCTTTGGGTGAAATTATCTTAGCTGGAGATTAATCATGAAAAGAGTTCTAGCATCACTGATGATTGCATTGATTACAACAGGCGCATGGGCTGCGTGTTCAACGCATACCTACTACGCAAATGGCAGGACAGTTACTTGCACGACTTGCTGCTACGGATCGAACTGCACGACGAACTGCTATTGATTTTGTGGACACGGCTAGGGATGGCCTGATCTCCATCCTGAAAAGCGAACCTCCCGCCTGCCGCTGTTCTCTTACTGGAGGAGCAGGAGAAAAAAATGATGGACGACACGGACTCTATCAATCAGGTATTGAGGTTCTTTCATAAAATCCGTGAAGGAGATCTTCTATCAGAAGATCTCATTAATGAGATGAATGAGGTACAAGGTAAGTTGCTCGATAGAGTTACTAGACCTGATCGCAAATGGAATAGCCTGACATCTGACGAAATCGTCAAAGCATGGCATTGGGGAGGGAAAGATCCTGTCATTGAGGCGGCGCACTTTATTGTTTTGTATGAGTATTTTGAAGATAAGTTAAAGGAAAAAAACTACGATCAATACTTGTACGAAAAATATGCTGCATCAGTTGATGGAGGCGATGATGTTTGAGTCAGGTTTTGACCGATTTTGGGCGGCATGGCCGAAGTCGCCCCGTAAGGGCGCGAAGTCAGCATGTCTAGCGAAGTGGAAAAAGGGTCTGTACGAGCATTGTGCAGACCAGATCATCAAGCATGTCGAGTGGATGAAAACCACCGACCAGTGGCTGACCAGCAATGGTGCTTTTATCCCTGCCCCGCTTGTCTACTTAAACCAGCAACGATGGGACGGTGCTGAGATACCAGAGACCAAGAAACCGGCATCCATTGCCGAGCAATACCAGGAGCGAGTTCGTGGTGCTGTTCCGATGCCTGACCACATCCGAGAGCGCCTGGCGCAACTCAGGAGGGGATCGTGAACCATGAGCAAGCAAACCGAGTCCTTGACCACATCCGAGCAGGAGCCACTTACCCCAGTCGTATCGTGGACTTCGCCCTATTCCTCACCGGAGACTATGACGCTTATGAGGAAACTAGAGGCCAGGGAATGGCGGCAGCGGTATCGGCGGAAGACGCAAGACGTTGGGGCTATGCAAGCCCGTACCTGGTGGCTGGAAACCATCGACCAGATTGAGAAAAAACGTGGCAAAGAGGCTGCAACTGAACTACGCTATTGGATGAACCAAGAAAAATGAACTACTTCAAAATTAATAGTCCGACCTGCATCAGCTTTAGTGGCGGCAGGACAAGCGCTTATATGCTTTGGCGAGTCTTGGATGAGAACCAAGGATTGCCAGATGAGGCAATAGTCTGTTTCGCTAACACGGGTAAAGAGGATGAAGCTACTTTACGCTTTGTCGATAGGTGCAGCAAGGAGTGGAGTGTTCCGATTACTTGGCTGGAATTCAGAGTAGAGACTCCAGGCTTTTGTGTTGTTGACTTTCAATCTGCCAGCCGCAAAGGAGAACCGTTTGAAGAGCTGATAACAAAGAAAAACTATTTACCAAATACGTTTGCTAGGTTTTGCACGACAGAGTTAAAAATCACTCCCATGAAGAAGCATCTGCGCTCTTTCGGCTGGCATGACTTCACAACTTTTGTTGGCATTAGAGCAGACGAACCTAGACGGGTTACAAAGATGAGGGACAACAAAGATGAAAAACTAACACCACTTGCAAGCGCAGGAATCTCAAATTCTGATGTTCTTGATTTCTGGTCTAAACAAAAATTTAATCTTGAAACAGTTACTGTTGACGGAAATTTTTTACTAAGCAACTGTGACTTGTGTTTTTTAAAAAAACCGGCTCACTTGCTGAACTTGGTAAAGGACAATCCTGAGAGGGCTGTTTGGTGGGCCACTCAAGAACAAAGGATTGGAGCTAGGTTCAACAGAGCCATACCAGCTTACAAAGATATGCTGCATTACGTTGCCAATCAAAAAGAGTTGTTTGAAGGTGTAGATGGCATTGACTGTTTTTGTGGTGACTAATGTTTAGCCTGACGTTTCACGTTGACATAAACCCCGTGCCAAAGGGCAGACCCCGATTCTCAAAGGGCGGCGGGTTTATGCGGTCTTACACCCCCAAAAAAACCAGCGACTACGAAACTGAGGTCAGAACTCAAGCCCAGGCCGTGATGACCCGCGAGCCCTTAGAAACGCCTCTAGCCGTTTATCTTTACTTCAGGCTACCTATCCCTAGGTCACACTCAAAAAAACGCCAGGAAGCCTGTTTAACGGGTTCTGAGAGGCCTATAAAGAAACCGGATATCGACAATCTGGCAAAAAGTGTGCTGGACGGGCTCAATGGCGTGGTCTGGCATGATGATAGCCAGATTGTTAGCCTACATTTAACGAAGGTCTATGCTCGAAACCCAGGGATAGACCTGTTAATCAGGGAAGAACTAACGTGAACCACAAGGCAGACTGGAAACACCGATACCTGAACCCAGGGCAGCTAACTGCGGTCTACCCGTTCAAGGGTGAGCCGTTTATCGGCAGGGTAACCTGTGTGCGGAAAAACAAGTACGGGCGCATTTCCTATGAGGTTGGCGACCGCATGGTTTACGCGGAAGAACTATTCCCGGCAGACGGTCAACCGAAACTCAGGATTAGATGCAATCAATAAAAATGGCCCCGAAGGGCCAGATTCAGCGTTTTCCGAGAATTATCCTCAGGATGAGGGCTAATGTTGCATAAAACATACACATGCCCTCTCTTCTAGATACTTGATCGAATCGGCTGAAAGCCAGTCTTTAACATCAACTCCGTTAACCTGTGCAGCGCATAAAAACGCGCTGGCAGCGTGTGGAGGGCAGCAATCGCCACGCTCAGGGTTTGGTTGACCCGGATCGGCAGGGTAATACTCAAGCTCGCAGACCATGGTCAAACCAGGGCCAATGGGGTGCTGGTATTCGATTATGGTCATTTTTCAGCCTCAATAGATTCAACAAACCATTCTGCATCAGTACCCCATGATCCGTCAGTTACAAGCTCATCCCATGCCAGCATTTCGGCCTGATCTTCATTGTCGGCCTCGATTGTCATAGTGACGTAGGCAACACGTTTTAACTCGACTTGATAGGTTTTCATGGCAACAATACTCCGAAAAAGTGAAGAGCTAGGGCTGCAAAGGCAAGCCCGATCACAATGGCTAGGATGAAATCGAGGGCAGCCTCTGACCGATGTTCAGTTTTGTAGTGTTGTCTCACGATTTTTTCTCCGATTGTTTAATTAAATCGAACCATGTGTAAGTTTTGCAATGGGCGCATTGCATGGAGTACTGACCGCGACCCGGAGGATAGCCAGCATCGCGCAGGGTGTCAGGGTCTAGGTTGGCGCAGCAGGAAAAGCAACCCCAACGGGCTGCAATCCATGCCGTTTGATGGACAGGGAATTGACTCATTCGGTCACCATCTCAGGCTTGCGACCTGCCTTGAGAATCTTTTCAGCGGCCCCGAAGATGCGTTGGGCGGTCTTATCGGTGATCTCTCCGCCTTGCAGCCAGCCCTGAATATAGCCCCTGCACTCTGTCAGGCCTTGAAGCCCTAGGATGCTGCAACAAATATAGGCTACGCTCTCTGCTTCCACTTCTCGAATGTCTCTAGGTGTACGCTCAGAGTCAGACAATTGACCCTCGGTTGTATGACCTAGGACAACGTGGGCGATTTCGTGAAACCGTGTTTTATGGGGCAATGCGGCGACAGGGGAAACGGCGATATTGCGCCCGACAGCGTAGCCCTGACAATTGCCGTCAGTGTGATCGAAAGCGACTTCCGTGACGTTCAGGGCTTGCAGAGCGAGAGATTTGTCCCATTCAGGGCTTGCTGGTTCTTCCGTGTAGTCTGCGCCCTCGGTCTGAGACAAAACGAACCAATTGTTTTTCAGCACAAATGCCTGGAAGCAATCGCCCGTTTTTTCGCCGCTCTCATCCTTTTTGGTGATGGTGACGGGCATGCACAATTGAATAGCCTTAGAGCCTTTTTGCACATTGCGCCCCAAGGCTTGCCAACGCTTAAACGTAGCGATAGGCCCGACAGGGATATTGCGCCCTACGCATTGGCTGTAAGCCAGCATTTGATTGCCTACGCTGTAGCGATGGAAAGCGCTGTAGGC